GAGAATGCACGTGACGCGTTATTGGTGATGTAGTTGTGTCGATACCCCAGTGTTTGCTGGGGTATTTACAATCGCCAAAAAGGGTATCCCTATTTACTAAATTCAGGGGTGCAGGAATAATCAACTAGACCAAAAGGGGTAACAAAAATGACTGCAACAGAAACACTCACAACCTTGCCACAGTGCTGGCAAGACTTAGAAGATGCAATGGCATCGGGCATTGACCGAATTATCTTGTTTGGGCCTCCGGGAACTGGCAAGACATTCGCAGGATTGTCAATGGGCGATGTTGAAGCAGGTGCTCACCGATTGGTATGCACCGAGGACATGACAACAGCAGATGTAACTGGTTGCTTCATTCAAGATGCAAACGGTGGATACAACTGGCAATTCGGTTCAGCGATGAAAGCATGGAATGGTGATGCTGTCAAAGGTGGACGACTTGTAGTAGACGAGATTGACAAGGCTGGTGGCGATGTGGCTGCCCAACTTCTTGCAATGCTTGATTCACCTGAATCAGCATCGTGGGAGCATCCGTCAACTGGCAAGCGATACTCACCGCTCGCTGGATTCAGTGCAGTCATGACTACCAACATTGAAGATATGCGAGAACTGCCAACTGCACTCTCGGATAGATTCCCTGTCTCAATCCGTATCAATCAACCTCACCCGAATGCATTGAAGCGACTCTCGCCTGACTTGCGAGAACTTGCGATTCGTTCGGCTGATGCTGGCGAGCGTCGAATTTCGTTGAGAGCATTCTACGACTTTGACAAGGTTCGCATGAATCTCGGAATTGAGCGAGCAGCCCAAATGGTATTCAAGGACAGAGCACAATCAATCCTTGATGCGATTGCGATTGAATCGGTGGCGAAGTAATGGCACCGACTCATACACCTCATCCCGAACTTCTCTCTCGCAAAGATGTGGGAGTAGGGAACTGGCAAGTTGATTCTTGCGAGCCAAAGCGAGGCATTCCGTCAACCAATATCGTGGACAGGCAGATGCTTGCTCCGTCTCACGATACTGACGTTGCTCGTGCCATTCGTGCTCACGAGATGATGCACGCGAAGGTATCGCCAGCTCACGACTTTGCACAGTGGATTTCGAGAGGACTCGCTTCCCATAAAGCACTTATCGTTGCCGAAGAATTGCGAGTCAACTATCTATGTGGCAAGGCAGGCTTCAATATGAAGTCACACTTGACAGACGGAAGCGAAACTGCAGACGGTGAGCGAGTATCTGCAACAGATGATTGGGTGGCAGCAGTGCATATGTGCATCGCCACTGCAGGCACTGCATCGCATAAGTCATTCCTCACTGGTGTTCGCCGTGGCAATCGCAAGTGGGGCAAGATGCTTCTCACAATCGGCAAGCAAGCAATAAAAGAAATGGATAAGTCATTCAAGACTGGCACTCTTGCTTCAACCGAAATTGAGAAAGCCAGTGGCCTGTATCCACTTGGGTTCATTCACACTGAAAGAGTTGCAGAATGGATTGACCGTCTTGCACAATTCAATCCTGATGATGAGCCCGAAGAAGAAACTGAATCAGGAAAGTCTGAATCAGGCGAAGCAGAGGGCAGTGCAGAGGGTGGTGCAGATTCCAAGAAAGATGCAGTGGTAAAGCCAAAGCACACTGGCACTGAAAAAGCCAAAGAGGGAACTGGCACTCCACGAAAGATATCTGATGTGTCTGCAACAACTGCATCGTCTCGAGTTCCAACTTGGGTTGAATTGAAAGTTGAGCGACTACCAATGCCAAAACTAACGCGAGGCAATCTCGGCAAGCGAAAGGTTGCCAGTGATACTGGTCGCAATCCTCGCCGTATGCATCGCTTGCTCACTGACCCACAGAAGCGAGTGTTTGACAGAACGATTCGTGGAATGGGTGGAGTCGTATTGATTGATGCCAGTGGTTCAATGTCATTCACTCACGACCAAATTCGCAGAATTGTTGAAGCAAGTCCCGGTTGCACCGTGGCGATGTATTCAACAGTTAGTCACACTGTCTCCACGAACTTGTGGATTCTTGCAGAGAAAGGCAAGATGTGCGACTCTCTGCCAAGAGCAGGTGGTGGCAATGGTGTTGACCACCCTGCACTTGAATGGGCAATCAAACAAAAGCAACGTTCGTCAACTCCAGTGATATGGGTGACAGACGGTGGAGTCACTGGACAGCACGACAACATGAATGACACTCTCACCATGCAGTGCATAAAAACTTCACTCAAACACAATGTCATTATTCTTCCTCATGTTGAAGAAGCGGTAGAGGTATTGGGCAAGATGAAGAACGGATTCAAGCCAAAGCGAAGTTGGCCATCCGTGTTCCAACGGACATATCACAATTTGGAAGGTAGGCAACTACCCAACTGATGTGTGTTGAGCGAAGAAGTTACCCCCTCTCGCTCAACACCGGCTGCTGGGATGTCGGGAATATTCTCGACATCCCAGTTGGCAAATAAAAAACATGGGGATATAGTCATATCAATTATTATTGAACAAAGGAAATAGACATGAAAGAAGAAGTAGATAGTTCACTAATCATTTCATTCATGCCACGCGACATCCGGGTGGAACTTGAAGAGAGTGCTCTCTATGAAAACAGCGAGCAAGCTAAATGGTGGCTCGGTCGTTCCGATGCAGACATCGCCCTGCTGGGTGGTTACATCCTCGGGAACGATTACATATGGAATGTATTCCAAGAAGAGCTACAAGAAGCGATGCGCGAAGTGCGCGGAGCAATCGAACGCGGCGAGATGACCAGTCATGGCTGATAATCTCAACTACCTAACTGGGACTCATGCATCTACATTCGTGGAGATGATTGACCAAGAACTAAAGCGAGGATGGGTTATTAGAACGATTGACAGAACTAATGATGGAACGTTCTATGCCTTTTTAGAGTTCCCTCGTGTCTGAGTCGCATCAATCGCACCATTCCATAATCGGAGAATCGTTATGAGAGCCGCCAGGCTTGTCAGTTGCCTCCATGAGAGGCTCCAGTCAATCGCCCCAACGCTCTTCAGGACGCGCAAGAAGTACCAAGCTACTCCAGCATTCACAAGCACGGTGAGTGAGAAGCCCAATACGACGGCCACTAAAGTTCCACCGCTCTTCTCTTTAGGTCGAGCGAAACGTTCGTTCGCGCTGAAGTTACCCGGTCTCCGGAATGATGACGAATTGTTCAAAATTTTCTCCAAACGTATGTTTGCCAGGAAATGCTCGTGGGCTTCATCCTACTATGATGATGCCAAGTTTATTGACGGTGGCGGAAAGGAAAATAAAATGGAAGATATGGAGTTTGAAGACGGAGTATTTCCCCGTATGCTAAATGAAATCGAGGAGATTAATAAAGAATTAAAACACAATGTTTTATTTGTGGCATCTGATGGGACGAATGTATACAAAGCTATTCATGTCCCCCAGATGGCAATTGCAAACGAAGAAGAACCGGTGCTTTTTGCCGGCGCTGAAGACGGAACATATATAGCTGCTTACTCAGTAGAGACCATTTCAAAACTAATAGAAGAAACGGAATCCTATGACAGGGACGAACAACAGGCCAGATGGAACAATCTTCTCGAAGATATGGTTCAGCGGATTGCGGACAAAGTTGAATCGTCCCCTCCCAATAGCTGGGTTTTTTAATGACGGTGACGGAAAGCAAAACCCCCCAGGGGAGACGTTAGTCGCGCCACCAAAAAACCGCTTCTCGTTCTCTGAACCCTGGGGGAGTTTGTTACTTCACCAGGGGGAACCTAAGGAGAAAGGGGGTAAAGCCCTAAGTTTTCCTGGCAGTAGAAATAATGCCATAAAAAATATAGGTTTCCGTGCAACTATTGCCGGCTCAGAACTTCTACGGTCTCGACCGGGTCGCCAGAAAATTGTTAAAAAGTACAACTTTTTGAAGACACCCAGGTGCGCTTTGTTCAAGGCCCCCAGAATTTCACAAAAAGATAACTTTTTTGAGAATCTCGCACCCCTATCCAGTCCAAGGTCTCAAGCATTATATTTAAATGACGGTGGCGGAAAGGGTGTCCGTGATATATCAGAAGTATATTATCAAACGCAGCGTTTCGTACTACACCCACGCGCTACCGTACCCTGCACAAACGAGTGGCGCCACATCCACCGAGTAGAACACGGCCTGTTTTCACAGGTCCTACATAAAGTCGTACCCACACAAAAGCTCTGGAAGTCAAAGGTTTCCCTGGAACCCTTCCAAAGTATTAAACAATGGGTTTCGATTCAATGGATTCGTTTGACATTGAAGAACTACGAAGGTAGTATTGGATGGTGACGGTGGTGGAAAGCGAACAAAATGAACTGTTTCCTAATATGCGCGGAGCTGAAGACTCACGTAAGCAGGAACCTAAATCAAATGGCTGGAGACGACGGGCAAAGCCGGCACTTATTAAGGAAGTATCGCCGGCGGCAATTGAACAAGTCTTTGTCTACTGGAAAACTACTCTTGGCAAACGGGATAATGTGGTCCTCAGTCAACTACGACAAGCCTATATTGCGGAAGGGATTAAAGAGTATGGGATTACAGCTTGTATGGAGGCAATCAGAGGATGTTCCCTATCCGATTTCCACATGGGAGATAACAGACAGAACGTCCAATACAATGACATCGAACTCATCCTCCGCCCAGGAAAAATTGAAAACTTCCGAGAAATCGCCGGCTCATTTAATGACGGTGGTGGAAAGGACCCATTCTGATGACGGGAAAGAATAGACCAGGCAAGACAACCCTCGTGGAGGGAAGCATCTCATATGTAGTGCTTTGCTATGCCCGGATGCGCAAGGGCTGGTTTACTGCAGAGGACTACGCCGGCTTCCAGCTGAACAGAAGAGAAAAGCATAAGAATTTTCTCCGCTCCGCGGGAGGACTGGTATCAAATCGATACCTGATTACCGATACTGGGGACAGATGGCGCATCACAGCCGATGGAGTCCAGGTCTTGGCTGACCTCGGCGCGAAAAGAAGAAACATTCAGGAACACGCAGCCGCAAGAAACGGCCAAGTTTCAAGAGCCAAAGCCCTCGCCAATTTAATGACGGTGGCGGATAGCAATGGGTAAACCACGGATGGCTACTGCAGGGACGACGGCGGCGAAGAAAAAGAAGAAGAAGTTAACTAAATCTGGAGCACCCAGGAAATGGTCAGATGCTTGGTGGGCAGAGTACTGGAACTACGAGTATGAGATGCTGAGACGTAGCCTGAAGGACTTAGACAAACACCTCCTGACTGCTGAGATGTATTGCATCAATGAAAATATGGAAAAAATTAAAGAAGCCGTCGAAAAAGCAAGAGGTCTATACAGAAGACAAATCTATAGACCGACTGCAGATTTATTGACGGTGGTGGAAGACAATGGCTAAAGCAAAGATGGCCACCAAGAAGACGACGGCGCCAAAAAGAAACAATGAATTCAGAGTAGACGGATATCCAAAGAAGTACACCAATGCATGGAGAGCTGAGCACTGGATGTATGAGTACGAGAAACTGCTCCAACGCCTAGCAAAACTAGACCAGCACCTACGAATGGCTCAGGGTTACAACATCAATGGGAAGATAAGTAAATCCTTTGACGAGATTCTGTCTGCTCGAGAGCTATACAAGGATAAACTGCACCAATGCCGGTGGAGCATATTGCCACTTGGTATGACGGTGGAGGATGATACCGAGTCCTTGAACCTAGCCATGGACGAACTGGACAGGAGTAGGTATAGTGGATAAGCTAGAGATGGTAGAAATAGTGAATCGTGCCTATGCAGCTCACAACCAAACACTGATTCGCTCCACTATCCAAGATGTCCAACGAGTCTGGTTTGACTTACTAGGGGAGTTTGATGCGACGGTGGTGTATGACACCTTCCTAGAGTTAACCACTTACAGTGTTTACATGCCCACACCTGGGAATATCCGTAGAGCCATCATCGAAAAGCAGGGGGACAAGATTCCCTCAGGGTTAGCAGCATGGGGAACACTCCAACAGTTAGCCAAGAATGCTCACTCCGGCATCTATGAGGAGATACCCGTACATGAAGTCATCAGGTTGACGGTGGCGGATATCGGCAATCAGGCCTACGAGCTCCACACCAACGGGGACAGAGAGCTGTTCATTGCCACGTATGAGAGAGTATGCGAACTCCATCTACGGGAACGACTCAAATTACAATGACAAGACTCAGAGAATTTGGAAAAAGACGGACGCAAAGGGTCACTTTCACCATCATTCTTATTCTCCTAGTTATATGTGCCTTTGCTATCACTCTCCGTGGTTACTCACTCTGGGTGCTTATCCACCTACTTCGTCTGGGTATATCCTGATATGGACATCGCTACTGCTGTATTCGGGGAGTGTGGTAACTGCAAGTTCTGGGATTCAGTGGTTCCCAATCCCTTAGACAACCTTGGAATCTGTAGGCGCTATCCCCCTTTCTCTATAGTCATTGAAAATAAACTTTCATTTGAACAACCGATTACCTCTAGTTACGACTATTGTGGCGAGTATTGGGCAAAGGAGTAACCATGAAGAAACGTACAGGTCGTAAGCCAGTAGTTCCCGTCAAGGAAGTAACTACCCTGACTCTCCGTATCAAGAGAGCCGAGAAGGTAATGCTCATAGAGAAATCTGACAATTACGATATGTCTATCACTGAGTACCTGATGATGCTCATGGTTAGAGATGGGTCGTAAGCCTTCTATCCCTTCTAGACCAGATAGGTACTACTCTCTCCTACTACGAGTAACTGGGACTCAGAAGCACAAGATTCTTGAATATGCCGCCGCCCGTTCTTGGAGCCTGAATCGTTTGGTGCTCTATGCTGTACTTCGCTTTATTGACGAGGAACGTGGGATTCCTGAGCCAGGACCCGGACAGTTCTCCCTTGCTGATGACCAGACAAGACTTCAAGCCCTTCTCTATGGGGAACCTATCTGTACTCCCTGTGGGAAGAGGAAGTGCAATATGGTTCTGGAGAATATTGATGGCATGGAGTTCTGCCGTACTTGTAATATTAGAGTCCTCTAGGTAATGTCTCTCTTACTCACTACTCCATTGAAGGGAATCACCATGAACCGCTTAACCCTTGCTTTAATGCCCGCCGCCGTTCTATTGACTGGATATCGCCATGGATGAGCGTATGGACAAAACCAAAGTCATCTCCATGAACATGCTGGCATTCCGGCAACTCAAGGAGACCGAGGACGAACGTGACTACTGGAAGGACATCGCTATTGGTTTAGCGAACTCTGGGTTCTGCGAGTTCTGCGAAAGTCGTGCCGCCACTCATCTCGTCTACTGCCCTGACGAGGATGGCTGGCATAAGACATATAGCAAATTGCCAGAAGAGTTTCAATAATTGTAAAGTCCCTATAGGATTTGAATATGAAAACATTAACCCAAAAAGACATTGAGCCGTACATCGGCAAAGTCGTAACCATTATTAACAAAGACAATTACCCCTATTATAAAGAAAGGGTTATTGCCTTCACAGAGAATCAAGTAGTTACCGAGTATCGCCACTGGCTCAAAACACCAGAAGATGGACTGCTCCGTGAACACTGGATACCAGTTGAGAAGATTAAGTCAATTACCATCGAGGGGAAGAAATGACATATACATACACATCAAAAACTGCGTGGGAATCCGGACAGTATAAGTTAGGTCCTATCCCAAAGTCACAAAAAGAGCAGATAGTCCTATTGGAACGTGCCGTTTATGAGATGACCGTATGGCTGATGGATGAACTAGGTTGGGACAATCCAAGCAGTGTGGGTGACGAACTAAGCGACGAGATAAACCAAATCGCTCAGCGTGCATTTGACAACCATAATGTTTAGAAGGATTAGCGAACCTTCTAAATAGCATTAAAGCCTTGGTAGCTCAGGGGATAGAGCATCAGACTTCTAATCTGTTGGCCGTAGGTTCGATTCCTACCCAAGGCGCATATTGGCGAGTAGCTCAGTTGGCAGAGCAGCGGACTGTTAATCCGCTTGTCGTAGGTTCGACCCCTACCTCGCCAGCCAATCAGTCATCAAAATCATCAAGCTTTTCACCACACACTGGCATTGATGGGATTACTTTTTTCTTGATACAGGAGCAGAGTCTTGCTTCCATTAGTCACCCCACATTTGAGCGAGTGTCGGCCTACATGGTTTTACTCCGCGCCGCTTTTGTTCGGCTGCTAACTGCCTTGAAGTAAGTCCTGCCCACACTCCATGCATGTCTGCTGGTGGGAATTCGAGTGCATACTCAAGACACGGTTTCTTGGATGGACACTCTTTACATATCCCTCTAGCGGTTGCAATATAGGTGATGTCCTTGTGTTCTTTTGGGAACATCAAATGAGTCAAACCCTTGCAAGAAGCGACTTCCATCCATTCAGATTTATCCGCTTTTGATTGTATGCTAACCGGTTTCGTGGATATGTATTTTTTATTTACCATTTAAAACATCACCAATTTCCGTCAGTTTTAAGTATCTTTTTGATACCGAGAGATATTAAAGCAGCATTATTAATCAAGTTTTGGCATAGCAAAAACATCTTGGTGTATGGTGTGTGTATGGAAGGAATCCACAGCTTTGATGAAGACGCTTATTACTACTGCTCTAACAAAGAGTGCGTTTGTAATCAACGTGACCAAGAGGAGCTTGCTCCGAATACAGAAACTGTTATTTCACTAAAGCCTTAAACAGTTTCACTAAACTCTTGGTTTGACTTCTGCTTCCTGTATTTGGGTATGGTACGGGAACCCGGTGTATGGGTCAAACTTTGCAGCAATAGCAATTGCCTTTATCGCCATCTTTTTGGCAGTAGCAATTGTAAGTTTTCCCTTCGGAACCATAGAAGCTATAGCTCCTAATGCATATTGCGCGCCCGTCCCTATGGCATAGAAGCCGGCTGTATCTGAATACCACGAGTAAGTACCGTCAATCACATAGATAATGCCATTGATTACAACGATAATGCTTGAACCCTGTTCGGCAATATGCTCCGAGGAATCACTCTGGGGGATTGCATAACCCTGAGTTTCAAAGCATTCCCGTAATGCTGGTATGAATTTCACCGTCATGAAGTGGTCAAGCCTTTTCCCCTTTAGGTTTGCTGGTGCCGTTGGGGGAGTAAATGCATGATGCAGGATGTTGATTGCTCGAACATCGCCCGCCGCGCCTAGCAAGTACCTGCCATTGCTGGCTATTTTTGAAGCAGATTCACGCAAGGTTGCAATCTGCGTTGCGTAACCCTGTGTGTCAATATCGGAAACCTGTGAGTCAGTGCAAACTAAAGCAAAGCCATCACCTTGGATTCCGATGATTGTTGTCATTAGTCTGCCTTATATTCCTCACCACGGAAGTTTCCACGACCATCAAATATCCACATTGGCTCGTAACTAAAGTATTCTCCGCCAACACCCTTTGGTTGATACTGAACCATTGCAAGACCCTGTTGCCAATTCTCTGCACCCTTGTATATCGGAAGACCAAAATCGTTTCTTCCAGATTTCGCAGATGGTACGGCTCCGTCAATTCTGCACAAACATCCAGGGCTTGCAGCCATGATTGTTCTCGGTCCATCCTCTGTAGCCCTTGTTCTATAAGCAACTTCGTTACGATGGATATGTCCATAGATGACGGATATACGTTCGTTATCTAGGTACTTTTTGGTGGTTGAGTTATTAGAAACAACCTTGTCTCCGTGAACAACCATTAGGTTTGAGTTGATGAAGTAGCGATTCTCCGGGTATCCACTCAAATAAGTGATATCAAATTCATCCATACGTAGAGCAACAGGAACCGAGAATAATGGATAGTTCGCTCGCGCTTCATCGGGAAGCCTTCCAACCGTTATTCCATGGGCTGCTTCAAAGTTTCTAACTTGATAGCGTGGCAATCTTTGTTCATGGTTGCCCTGAATCCAGACTATCTTTGCATGAGGGGCAGCATCCCTGAACTGTGCACATAGGAGTGTTCCTCGGTCAATAGTTGGCTGAACCATTTGCTTAAATGCAGGCTCAGTGTCAAACGAACCAAACTCAGCAAAGTCCAAGTTGTCACCAACCATGATTATCTGGTCTGGTTGATACTTCCGTGCTACAGCAAGTGAAATCTCAATTGCCTTCTCATCATGGATTGGTTCCAAGTCCCAAGCATCCATTGACTTTCGGTAGTACCCAATCTGAATATCGGGAATAATCAGGGCGCTCTCCCAGCCAGTTGTCTTGGCAGGTTTTGCCTTTGGCTTTTGTAGCCGTATTGTCGGTCCTGGCGTGACGATTGGCCACTGTGGACCCTGTTCCCACTTCGGGGAAAGCTGAATTGCTGTAGTAACTGTTGACTTTGAGTTTCCTGCATCATCAGTAACGACCCTATGGGTTACTTTCGGTGCCCCAAAAGCATCTAGGTCAGACTCATCCATCCCCTTTTCCGCTAGGAGATTAGCGATTGATTCGGCCATTGACTTGATTCGCTCATCGGAACGAGTTTGAGTGGCCATGTTCTTTATCTTTGAGCCGGTCGATTTCATTTTGGAGCCATTCCTCTGCATTTGCAAGAATCGTTGGTTAGGTAGCACCTACGTTTTTGGGTTATATATTGACGGGTAATAACAAACCCGTCTTCCTTCAGGGCATTTGCAATTGCGCTCATAGAAGCATTGCTTCTCAGAACCAGGTCAAAAGACTCTTTCCCCTCATCGTCGTCAAACGAAGCAAAAATATTGGCAATTTTGCAATCGTATGCAGAAGATTGTTCGGCAAGTACTTTAAACTTTTCCGAAAGCTTAGAAGACACTGATTCCCCCATAGTTGACATCCTTTGTTTTGGTTTCGCCAGATTACAATGTACTACAACCGTGTAACTTAGGTACACAGTAACACACCGTTGTCGTGTATTGTTGCACATATGGATACAGATAAATACATGCAAGAATTAAAGGACCTATTAAAAAGGGGTAATGGTCCAGGCGCGATTGAGCATTTAGTGGCTGAAATCCTGAGCAACATAAACGCCAAGGAATCACTCAAGTACGAGTCAGGGAATAATCCTGGCGTTAAAATATTAACAACTACTGGTCGAGTACTTGTGACACTTGGGGAATATCCCGAAATAACCCAGCGGGCATTGGCGGTTTACATTGATGTAAGTGAAGGTGTCGTCACAAATATCATCAAAGATTTGATTGACAACAACCTAATTACAAAGACAAAAGTAAGACGACAAAATCACTACTCGCTTAATGTTTCTGAAGTCGGAAAACATGCTGATATACGTCACCTTTTAGGCATGATTACAAGCCTCCCAAAAGGGGAAGACCAAGAACCTCTGCTATCTAGCTAGATAGTTCAGGGTTTTTTGTATTGAGCCAAGCTCCAAATACATCATCATTGACTGGCATGAACCAAAGCTGCATTGAATCAATGTCAGTTTGACTACCCACACTCGTCCAACAGATTTCCATGTTCTCCGTAGCAGGACAGACACCAGCATTGCAGTCAAGCCCATACCGGAAAGCAAACTCAGACACGACGCAACCAATGTGCGGGATTTGACAGGCTCCGTCTTCCTTTTCTGCATTCGGGCAAGTGACTTGAACTATCTTTAGTTCGGCCTTGTTTATTTGAAGATGCAGGATATGGCCGTCATTGTGCCACATCATTTCACTTTGACCAGTTGCCATTGGCTCCTCTGGTTAGATTTAGGGAATACAGGTCGTTTTCAGGCAGGCTGAACTTCAGAAGCCCTTCGCACCGCCGCCACACAACTACGTGAGCAGTAAAGAACACTCTTGAAATCTCGGAGCATTCCTCTACCTGTAATCTTGCCACATTCTGGGCACTCGTGGCGCACCGATGGGGTGGCTCCAACGTAAAGAACTTGGGTTCCCTCGTCAATCTTTGGGACAGAGACCACTGGGGATGACGGTTTTTTTGCAGGCTTCTTGCTCATTTTTTGCTCTTTTTCTTTGAAGACTTTTCTTTCAAGAAGTTTGGCTGGAAAAGGTCTACAAAGTCGTGGTCTGCAATGTGACTGTCAAGCTTCCCAGCAATGTAGTCAACATCCTCATCTATGTCTCTAATCCCCTCTCTAAGGGCATCCAGACGCTCTTTAACGACTCCGTGGTCACGAGTGTTCTCACGACGACCCTTTTCAATTAGGAGCGCGAGAACGCTGAATGCGCCCGTTACAGCGGCTGCCCAAACGATTTCCATTAAAGACCCAGCAATTCTTTTACTTTTGGACCGACAACGGAGTCAGCATTGAGTTTATTTGCAACCTTGAATGCTTTTACCGCCGCATCTGTCGCAGCATCTTTTAGACCATTGATTTCACCCTTGTAGAATCCCTTAGCCTTCAGAGCCTCTTGTAGGGCTTTGTGGTCGTGGATAGGCGGTGTCGTGTTTAGGTTGACAACTGGAGCAGCACCACCAATAAATGCCATTACGGCTGGTGTTGGCTTGTCGCCAGTTACTAGTCGTAAATGCCATGGCTCGCTTGGAACAACTTCCCAACTGAACCCAAAATCTTTGACGTTTGCAATGAGCCAGTTCAATCTCTTTGGTTCTGAGGCACTGGCAATATCGACAGCCAAACCGAGATTATGGTTTGACTTACCTGGTGTAGCCAGCATGGCCATGCCCTTTTTGAGGTACCAAGTTTTGCCTTCAAACGTCTTGGTACTGGTTCCGACTACTGGCTCTAGAACGTAGCGTTGTTTGAATCCAGCCAGTTGGCTCTCGTATGTGCGATATAAATCGCCGGAGCTCGTGGGTTTAAGTTCGATTCCATCTGCTTTGGCTTTTGCAACCATTGCATTCCAAGCATCTGCAGCTCGGTGATGGAGTTTTCCTCCAGTTGGGATTGCTCTAAGCAACGCTTCGGGCAGTTTCCCAGGGGTAACCCCTTTTAGGTCAGCAGGCATAACCATTGGGACGATGTAATCCCACGCAACTTTACTCATGTCAGGTCCTTTGCAAAATGTGAACAAATGCGCGTAACACGAGCGCCGTAAAATCTTACAATATATAGGGCGTTTTAAAATACACCTATTTTAATTACTCTCCGTCTGGCTCTTTCATATGGAGATACATGGATGCGGTGAAAGCAAGGACAGTTCCCCATAGGGCAATTTGTTGTGTTAATCCAGAGAGGGTGAAGTACATAACGGTGGCACCGGCAAGGGTGAAACCAGATGCCATAACCCCATAAGCAAACTTTCTTGCGAAGTTCTTCCAGTCCATGATTCTTACTCCATCCTCATATTTGTAAATAGATATTCTCTTAATCCAATCAGGACCTTCGCCCTCGATTGCTCCACCCTCTTCTGTCTCTTCTTCTTCTCTCCGAGCCGCGACATCTTGTCGTGGTGCAGAAGGTGTAGAAGGTCCGGGGGTTGGTATTCCACCAGCAGCAGAGGCAAGAGCCACAGTGCTGGTCACCAAGTTTACAGCAATAACACTTCGTCTTGTACCAACATCTATGGAAGAACCTACTGCGGTATATGTATCAAACACTCCGGCGAACACATTTATCTCTTCTTCAAATGATTCTTTAACATCGGTCGATGCCTCGGTGAGTGCTTCTGAAATTGCAGCACCAGCTTCTTCTGAAACCTCAGAAACAACAATTGCATTAAACACTGCGGAAGCTTGTTCGCCGTCAATGCTTTCAAGAACCTTGGCGCTAGTTGCAAGTTCGATTGATTGGCCTGACTCAATGCCACCTTCTTGTTCGATTACTAACGTGACGACTTGTCCAACCTGCTCGCTCGTAATTGTGTCTGATTCCAACACATCTACGATGACTCCTACTGATTCTGCATCTAGTTCGTTACCCAAGACAGCGGTAAAGGTTTCAATCAAAACCTCGTTGCTCACTTCTTCGTCAAAGACCGAACCAAGAACAGCGTTCAATAATTCTGAGGTGAGTTCGTCAGCTAATACATCAACAATAAGTTCAATGGTTTCTGCATCCGAGAGGTCATCATCAAACACACTGTCAAAGACTGCTTCTGTTTCTGACATGCTCAGGTTTGTTTCAAGCAAGTCCCCAAGAACCGTCATGGTGTCCGCAACTGAAATGTCCTCGTCAAACACGGCTGCCATAACTGTGTTCAGGTCGCCAGAACTAAGCGGACCATCAAAGATTGACACCAAAGCAGACACCATATTTTCGGCAGAAGTGTCTTCCGAGAATGCTGAATCCAAAACTGCCGTCAACTGTTCGCTAGTGATGTCTGCATCCAGCATCGTTGTCAGTGCTTCGGTGAATACATCTGCTGAAACATCTTCGGTAAAGACGGCTTCTAGAACATTGTCAAACTGGGTGTCGGTAAGTTCTGCGCCAAGGAGTGTGTCAAGAACAGCGCCAACCTCGTCAGCCTCAATATCGGTAGTGAACGTATTTTCAAGAATATTGTCCAATATGACTGTCGTGATTGGCTCGTTGTCTTCTATGTCTGTGACGGTATAATCATCTGGTGGAATTATTACTACTACCGTTTCGGTTTCTGTTGGGTCTATTCCAATTGGTTCTGAGTATTCTGGAATTGTCTCTGTTGGCAATTCAGTTTCTGTTCCTGTTCCTATGGGAAGCGTCACCGTTGTGGATTCTGTTTCAGGCTCTGGCAATTGCGGCAGTGGCACTGTTGTATCGTCTGGGGGAGTCACGACGACAGGAACGACGGTCGTACTGGTCGTAGTTGTAGTAGTAGATGAAGTAGTTGTCGGGTCAAGAACAGTTGCATCAACGGTCACTTCAGGACCATAGGTGCAACTGCCAGTTCCAACTCCAGCACACCCACCAGTCATCGCTTTGATACCAAAACGAACTGGTCCATACCCAGTCGTGACAGGATTACTTCCAGAGAACATCCCAGTGCTTAACGAATAGTTGGTTCCTTGATTAGTCCAAACTCCCCAGCCACCTGATTGTGCTCCACCGATTACTGTTAGGTCGTAGAAACTAACTGAGTAACCATAGATGACGCAATTGCTTGCCGCCGATGCATCCCAATCAAGGTCAACACTTCCATCTGAGTTTGCAACAGCAGTCAAGTTTGTGACTGGATTGAGATAAGCCGCAGTAATTGTGTTATTGGACTCTACATATCCAGAGCCTGAGAAATTGTTTGTGTTTTGCGCAGTAGTGCCAAATGTGTTCCCACTGGCTGTGGAGAACGAGTTCGCACTTACTCCGTTGTACACCGAAGAGCCGTTATTCCAATTGTTTGCAAACTGAATAGCAGTGGTGTTGCCGTTGAATGTATTACCTGAAACCGTTTGGTTACCAGCGCCAACCGCCCAACTTGTCGGAATCCATGACGATAAGTACACGCCAACACCGTTTGAAGTAAATGTTGAATTTAGAACTTGCTGACGGTTGAGCCCTCCTAGATACGCACCAACCTGTGTGTTGCCTGTGAACTGACTGTTATTTATTTTAACAAAGCGCTCGGTACGAATGCCATAAGTATTTGATGTAAATGTAGAGCCATTGACATAAATACGATTTGAGTAATCAGTATCCGTAAGGCTCAGGGCTGTAGGTGTTCCGCCGTGGTCAGAGGTAATTGCATAACCGTTATTTGTAAATTGGGAATCATTGAATGTGGTAACTCCACCGCCGCCTTGGTAGAAAGCCCACGATGAATGATTGGAAATCTTTATCCGATTGAACGTCATTGTTCCGGAGGCGTTGTAAATCAGCCCACCGTTCCATGAAACATTTTTACCTTGCTTGAATGTGATGTCTTCAATAACAATTGTTCTTGAGCCATTGTTGTAAATGGCTCGCCACAAATTATTGCCATCAATAATTGTCGTAGCCATTCCCGTGCCGGTGATTGTCACCCCAGCCGTAATGTTGGGCAAGTCGGAAGTGAGGGTGATTGTTCCTTCTGTGGTGATGTCAATGGCATCGTAAATCCCACCAGCATTTGCGTTGGCTTGATTGATTGCCCAGCGAAGAGTTCCGCTTGAACCATCATCCAAGAGGCTTGTAACTTCAAGCGATGTTGAAGCGGGCACGGTAGTCGTCGTCGTTGTTGTCGTGGTAGTACTCGTAGTAGTCGTCTGAGCAACGGTCGTACTCGTAGTTGTAGTAGTCGGAGGAACAGTTGGAGCAGTTTCGCTATTTGAAGCAACTCCACCGAATGTGGTGCAAGTTCCAGAGATACAACGCTCTGTTGAGCCAGCCTCGCTATCAATCATCAGTACTGGAGAAAGTGCGGTATCTCCAAGGTTGAAGACAGCAAAACCAAGTTTGTATGTTCCGGTTATATCCACGCTGTATGTAGATGTTTGCCAACCAGTAGCACCATATGAATTTGTCGAATAGTCGCCAGTTCCTGGGTTGGTGAATCCAAGAAGGGCATATGACTGTACGTAATTGTTTACTCTGATAACTGGGGTTCCGGTAACGGTCACTGGCACAAGCCCGGTCACAGAACCGTCATTGAATGGAACATAGTCCGTTCCTAGGTAGTTCCAAGACATTGTGTAGGTAGTGCCAGCAGTTAGTTGTACTTCCCTAGTAATCCATGCCGCGTTTGTCGGATTGGAATTTCCATTCCCAGACGCAATCCCGTCTGCTGTCAACCGTTCTTGTATTGCTGTTTGTGGAGCACCAGACAACCCGAGTGCGGTCATTGCATTAGAGAATGTGACTGGGTTTACTGGTTGTAGGGCGACTGCTTTTGCCGCATTGTTTGGTCTAAATGTCCAACTTCCAGCAGCGACGGCTGGGGCGTAAGAAGGGCTAGATGGGTTTCCCACTGCTGGATGCGAACCATGAGTAAATGTCCGAGAACCAGTAAAGATGGTTACGCCGGTTCCGTTGCCGGTAATGGTGTTGCCCAATGTTCCAGACTGGCTTCCCTTTTCCCAGCCCGTAAAGGTTCCGTCCTCAAATCCAGCATCAGGGAAAGAATCAGCCCGAACCGGCGAAGAGAAGCCAAAAATCGAGAGAAGAAGAAAGAACACCGAAGGTACAGCCATGACGGCTGCGGGTTTGTTAAAGCGACGACGACTACGGAACATTTAGCCTCCAGAAAAATACCTCCAATTCTAACATTAAATGGATGAATTTTAATTAGTCTCACCTAATCAGCATTGGTCATCCTTTCATCAGGGTTGATAATAATGAAGTATTATTTAGGCAAACCCAAATTCTTAAGGAGACGCATGGCTGGCGCCGGAGTACGAGTCTTCTTGCCTGGTGAAGTTTTAACGGCAACCCTCGTTAACACATACTTGCAAGACCAAGTAGTAGCAATTTTTGACACCGAGAATGCGCGTAATAGCGCTTTCGGTGCAATTGGCAACCTTGACAGCATGCCAGAACTCGTAGAGGGCCGTGTTTGCTACCTCCGTGATTTAAACGACATCCAGTACTATTCGGGTAGCGCATGGGTCTCAATCACCGCTGGCTCAATTCTCAATCTCATTACGGCAAAAGGTGACCTTTTGGCGGCAACAGCAGCAGGAGCTGTAGACAACGTAGCTGTTGGCACGAATGATTATGTTCTAATTGCCGACAGCACCGAGGCAACCGGAATCAAATGGGGAAAAATTCAACAGGCCAGCATTGACAACGGTGTAGTCACCAATGACATGCTTGCTGGCTCCATCCTTGATTCAAAACTTTCAACCATTTCTACGGCATTGAAGGTTTCAAACTCTGCAACAACTGCAACTAATGCAAACACTGCTTCAGCGATAGTCGCCCGTGATGCGTCTGGAAACTTCATTGCCAATAAGGCAACATTGAATTCTATTGATGTAGTATCAATTATAGAAACAGCAAGCATTGTCGCCTCTGCTGCAGCTGGAGTGGTCACTATTGAGTTCAGTAATAATCCAACGGTTTATTACACAAGTAATGCAACTAGCGACTGGACGGTGAATATTATTGGAACATCCACTGCAACTCTGAACGACACTCTCTCAGTCGGCCAAATTGCATCGGTTACATTTCTTGCAACAATCGGTGCGGCAGAAATGAGACCAATTGCATTTCAGGTCGACGGCAATGCAGTGACCCCTAAGTGGATGGGTGGAGTTGCACCGACTGTTGGTAATGCAAACTCGATTGACTCCTACACTTTTTCGGTAATCAAAACAGGCAACCTCGCATTCACGATGCTTGCAAGTCAGTCAAGATTTGCCTAAGGCAAATTGTGCCATTTCTAAATCGTATTGGAAGCGGGTCAATCCGTAAATTTGGTTTTAGAGCAGGCATGGCTCCTGGAGGCCCAACCGCAGTATCAGCAACTAGTGGAGACATGCAGGCCGCAATTACTTTTTCACCACCAGCAATGCTTGGAACTCAACCATTAACTTATTTGGCTACATCAAGCCCTGGTGCTTTGACTGCAATAGGTGCATCATCTCCGCTGATTGTCACTGGTCTAACGAATGGAACGTCTTACACTTTTACTGTTACCGCATTTAACTCATTTGGCGCGACTCAATCTTCTTCTTCAAGCAGTATTGTGCCAGCAGGCGTTCCAGTTGCACCAGCAGCACCAACCGTAACTGCCGGTAATGGTCAGGTAACTCTTTCGTGGACAGCTCCTTCAAATAACGGTTCTGCAATAGTTGATTATATTATCTACTACGCAACATCTGTTGGTGGGACTTATTCCGAGTTTGGTGATGGGGTGGGTGTTTCAACATCCACAACCGTAGGAGGACTGACCAATGGAACCGCCTACTTCTTTAAAATAGCTGCTCAAAATGCAATTGGCAACAGCGCTCAATCGGCTGCCTCGGTTTCCGTTACGCCAGTCGCCCCACCAGTAGTACCAGTAGTACCTCCAGTTGTTCCAGTAGTCCCCCCAGTGGTCCCAGAGGCTCCAATAGTTCCAGTAGTCCCCCCAGTGGTCCCACCGCCAGTTGACCCATGTGCTGGTGCCCCAGCAATTGACACCATCTACTATGGAACTAACTGTGAAGGCTATACCCTCCAATACGTATGGAATAACGGATGTTATGGTGAATACGCTAGATTCACCACCCCAAACTCAACGGCTTGCGGCTTTCCAGTTCCAGTTGTTCCAGTAGTTCCCCCAGTTGCCCCAACATGCGACTGCTGTAAGGGAACCTTTCAAACCCAGTACAGATGCATTAGCACCCCAGGGGGCTGTAGGCAGCAGTCACGGACAAATATTGTATTTAGCGGTGTTGGCGGCATTAAGGGCTCGGGTAGTGCTTGCACTGGAAGTTGCTCTGGCGGCGGCTGTTCGGCATACACCCAATACGGCACTTATGCCAATACGGGTGCATCCTGTTCCCCTTGCTAAGATACGACGAGTAATGATGTTGCAAGATTTTGTATATAATTTTACCGAACGAAGGGGATGTAAATAAACATGGAAGGCTATCCAGAAGGTTATAGCGAAGAAATGCAAGAAGAGTTCGTATACTTTGCCATTGTCGCTGATGGTGATTTCACTGGGATGATTGGCATGGGTGCCAATGCTGGCCCAGCATTAATGGGTTTGAGGTCAAATCCGGTAATGGTGGAATTAACCCCAGAACAAGTAGGCGTAGTTAACCTCGGATGGGTGTACAACGGGGAAACTTTTGTTCAAGATACCCCACCCGAATCCTGACCCGCTATAGGGAAATGCATTTTCAGTAGTGGTAATTGTCTACAGATATGCGACCATAGTATGATTGCATCATGACAAGTCCATGGCAAGAATATAAGAAAAAACTTGGTGTAACGCGTCCTTGGGATTTCCTTAACCCAAGTGTAGAGCGAGCCACAGATGACCAAGCTGCTAGCAGACTGTCTATATGTGAAACATGCCCAAGTCTCATAAGGGCAACACATCAGTGCAAGGAGTGTGGGTGTCTGATGAAGCTAAAGGTTAAGTTGGCTCATGCTACATGCCCACTTGATAAATGGTAGATGATTTCCGTTCCGGTAGCTTCAAACGATATTGCATTTCGTAACCAGTTAAGCATATTCTGGGACAACCACAAATTAATATACGGAGATGATGCTTACAAAAAAGCACATGCAATAATCGTCTCTCAAAACTCTCCTGAACAAAACAAAATTAAAGACGGAGAGTGGGGGCTTGATATTCCGTTAACGGTAGTTGAACCATATTGGTCGCATCTGCAAAGAGAACACTCCCGAGTGCTTCTGCCAATAAACATTCAATCAGGACTGTCTCAGATAATAAACAATTTTGACGACGATGAATTGTTGGAACTAATTGACTGCGACATGTTTCATATCAAGGCATATGAGGAACAGGAAATTAACGAAGACGAATTTTTAGTATGCGACATATATGAAGACTGGCACCTAAAAAGCAAGAGTGACCTATATGGGGTTATAGAGAATTTTTTAGATAAAGACCAGTCAGCCTACAATGGCGGATTTGTTCCAATTATTGGTTATGTAAAAACATTTAAGAAAATTCTAAAATACTGGACAGATGTGCATTTGCAGATATTTGATTCCACTGACGATACACGCATTCAGTGGTGGTCGGGCATGTACTCACTTCAAGTCGCCTGCGCTAACAACGGCATAAAGATGAAGGCAATTGATAATTGCTATATACCAAGTTTGAACGAGTTAAAAGACAATCACCATATAGCCCATTACTGCTGCGATACCGTATTCTCCAAAAATAAAGAACTCAGAAAACCGGACAAATTTGATTACACGGGTTTTCCAAGCAGCTATTTCTATGACCAAATAAAAAACTGGATGAAGAAAATGAACTCGACGAAAAATGACGGTAAAATATTATTTCAACTTCCTGAACCACTAGTTGAAAAACCTCTTTGTGTTGAGTCTTTCTTTAGTGAAGAAATGCTTGTAAGGGTTAAGGATTCAGTCAAGGATACGGGGGTTGGTACGGACAGGGTCCAGTTCCATACCATGCAGGGAAGATGGTATGCCCAGATTGGGTTTGATGAAGATATTGAGGATTTCATTCTTAATAGGGCAAGAACGATATTTAATGACGAGTCTCTGCAGAAGTCTTATTTTCTTGCAGCCAGATACCAGCGTAAAGATGGATGTATTCCACACCTATGGGAGCACGTTGACCAAAATGGAACACAATTAACGCTTGATATAGCCATTGATAATTCGGCGAACTGGGGTCTTGTTGTTGAAGGTGAGTATTTTGAGCAAAAACCAAATGATGCAATTGCATTCTGCGGTCAACAGCACACACATGGTAGGCCGCCATATCCAACCATCGACGAAGAAGTGTTTACTACAGTGTTGTTTTTACATTTCACCCAGCCAGAACACTGGATACAAAAAGATAGAAATTTAATGAACACCTACAGCAGGGATGGAGTCGTAAGATTCTTTAACCGCAATCGATACTTTCCGCTACCTGATACACCAATCAATCAGCCTGTATGTAGTTGCTGTGATTTCTCTGGGGTATTAAATTTCTACGATGAAATTACTGGACATAGAATGGATGAACCATCAGAGACTGTTGATATGTCGGTAACAGGTAAAATCGAATTGGCCCCTGGAATAATGAAATACACAATCCCAAAAGAATCAGCACGCATTTTAAAAGGCTTGATACAAAACTCCATGTTGAAGCAGTGGCAACCAGCAGAGGTTTATAGCAAGAATGACAAGGCAGAGGTTGACCAAAACGCAAGAAATTGCTACAACTACTTCATTAGTGAAAAGGAATTAAGCTGTCACCCACAAGACCCAATAAGGCGAGCTGCAGAGTCGCTCAAAAGTGGTCTTGATGGAATTGTTGAGGACTTCAGGTCAAGGTATTCCATAGTTCCACTAAAATCACATCACACTGTCTTGCTTCGCTACGAAGAGGGTAACAAGTTCAGCAACCATATTGATGCCCACCCAGAATTCCCTAGAGTTGTATCTGTTTCAATGTTCTTAAATGATGACTTTGAGGGTGGAGATTTAGAGTTCAAAGAGTTTGGTGTAAAAATCAAACCAGATGCTGGTGACGTGATTGTGTTCTGCTCATCGTTCCCATATATGCATCAGGTTCATCCGGTGGAAATAGGTATTCGCTATGCAGTTGTCAAGTGGTACCAGTGGACCTAGTGTTCTTATAGGAAGTGCTTGAGGATAGCCGTTGTTGCTAGAACGACCCAGCAGATATTAAACCAAATAATTGTTGGCATAGTCTTGATTGTCGATGTGCCAATCAAAGCGATGCTTGATGCAAGGGCAAAAAGGTACATCCACCACCATTGCTTGTCAAAGATAAGACCTGGAACAATGATTGAAATTTTGGTCATAAAAGCCCAAGCCTCAATGATGTTTACCTTTGTCCAATAGTCCCTTTCGCCCCAACGGCGCGTCACCTGCATGATTTCAGAGGGTTTGAGCATGTAGAAAATGTAGCATAAATTGACCGAGGTGTGTAGGATTAATCATATGACAACCGAAACCCCCGTGCGTTTGAAAATCAGGGAAAGAAGTTGCGGAACTTGCACCAAGTGCTGTGAAGGTTACCTAACCGCAACGGTTGGTGATATCAGCCTTTACCCAGGAAAGCCATGTCATTTTGTGGAAATGAACTGTGGGTGTTCTATTTACAAAGATAGACCAGTAGAGCCATGTCAAACCTTTAAATGTGAGTGGCTAAACCAACCGCTAATACCAGAATGGTTGAAGCCCAACTTGAGCAATGCCATTTTTATTTATTATCCCCCAATTCCGGACGCACCATCAAATTCGATTGAAGCATATGAACATACCAAACTCGTAGAGGCTGGTAGCAAAATCACTGCGCAGACGCTGTCTTGGGCAGTGGCTCACTATACGTTCAATGGTTTGAATCTCACGTGGGAATACGACCACGGAACAGGAGGCGCAATCGGCTCTGAGGATTTTGTAAAAACATATTATGGAGAAGGATACAGAGCGGGTCGGAGGTAATAGCATATGTCCATGGAAAATCAAAATCAAGATTACTGGATTAAAAGAGGCTTTGAATTAAATGTTCCATCTTGGGAAGAAGTGATACACAACTTCAATCAAAGCGTAATCAGGCAATACCCCATAGTTCATTTTCCTCTTGGTTTTTTTCACTCCCTAGATGGGCATGAAATAGATACGGTTAAGCCGGTTCTGGAAAAACTCAAACTAACGGTTGCTCATGTTTATTTCAATGTGTCAGTTGATGCAAGTGGATTTGGTATGCACGTTGACCCTGTGGATGTCTGGTATTGGCAGGCATGTGGAACAACAGTCTGGGAGATAGATGGCGGCCCAACATGGGAACTCAGTCCTGGGGACTTAGTTTTTATCCGTGCTTGGGTGGGACATCGCTCTACTGCGTTGACTCCTCGCATTGGGTTGTCAATGTCTCTTTAGCAAGCAATTGTTCTTCTTCTATTTTTTTCATAATATTTGGGTGCATTTGGTCAAAGTTGAAAGCAATCACAGTTTTCCTATTGGCTGACAGGAACGCGGCAGACCTGTGTATTAGCTGCGCTGGAAAAATAACAATGTCACCCTCTTCAGCCGTAAATGAAAAAAGCTTCTGAGTGAATGGCTCAATATATTCGGTAATATGTGATTCGATTGGGGTTTCAAGAAAATAAATTCCAGCCCAATTACAACCGCAGTGTGGGTGCCATTGATGATGGTCTTTTGTATTGTACTGCTGGAACCATATGGAATTAATTTCTGGTAAATGCCATCCGAGTTGATTGGGCATGGTAGATAAAACATTCATAATTTTTGGAGTTACAAAATCAACCCACGGTCTATTGGTGACAGTATCGACCATTAGGTAATCATATTTTGTTATGCGCTGATATCGGTCGTCTGGCTTCGTGACCGTAGTATCAACTCTTTCAACGCGTTCAATCATGTCTAGGATTATTTGTTTATTTTCGTAGTGGTACGGCATCTTTCTTACGAAGTACTGCATTACAAGCGGGAAGACCTTTGTGTCGTTATCTAACATATTTGTTTTCAGCACCTTCCAATTTCCCATACTTCTCCAGTAGGGGTAATTCCCTCAAAAGCCTAGCGTCGTGATTTGACTCATTTTCTTCGGATTTCAAATGAGGTTTTCTAAAAAACCAATGTTCAGGTTCGGCAAAATGGAAAAAAATCATATGGACAAAACTCATCGGATTCCTGCTAGGGAAAACCTCTCTCCAGTGAAGGTCATTTTCTCCATCGTAAACAACTGCCCAATTATCCTTCAAGGTGAATGCCTCACCGTTGACGTATAGTGGCCAATCAACATTGGACGACAACTGAAGGTCAATTGTGTAACTACAAGCATTGTCGTCTAGGTGGGCGGGAAGATTTGGAAGTGGGTTCAAGAACCCTGAGTATTTTGCGCTTTTTATATAAGACTGCTTGGCGGTTTTGGAAAAATTATCAGAGGCAAGTTCATATAACCGGTCGTGCATTTCGTCGGGAAGAATTATTGGGCTGTCATCCTCCCTCTCCCCGTTTGATGGCCTGATGCTTGATGTGTAACGACCGTGCTTTTTATCTATCACTCTCTGAGAAGAATTGATTTGTTCAATAATTAGTGACAACTGTTCCGCAGTGAACACATCTTTGATTACGTGTGCCATTCTTCGCTCCGTTGTAAAAACGGTTTACCTATTCCCCAACAACTGTTGGTTCAACTTGATTCATGTCTTTATTCGGTAGAAGGTATGGGGAGTACGGCTCTGGTGTATCGCACATTATGAATGTACTGATAATCCACTTGTCGCTGGAGATTGGCACGGCCCCACAGTGTGGGTGTGTCCAATTGGCTGGGAACAGGGCAATGTCTCCAGCATTTGCTTTAACCCGAACCTCGTTGTCTGGAAAGATTGTTTCGCCACCAATATCAACCGTATTCAGGTACAGAATCGCCCCAAGGACCCTTGATGTAGATTGACCGCCCGTCCAGACGTCGCCATCAATATGCACCCTGTAATACCCTTGTCCCTTTTCATATTTTTGAAGTCTCCACCCAGTGTGTTTCGGGTTTGGTGCAGTTCTGAGAAATGGGTACTCCTCTAGGTAGAGAGATAGCGCCGCATTGACGGCACTATCAACCTCGCTCTCAATTTTCATAAACGTGCTGTGCTGCGGAAGATTCAGTGGGGCTATGGTGTCATATGAATAGCTGAAATCAGATGTGTGTTTTATAATTTTTTGAACACCACCCAGTGTTGGTCCTGGGTAGAAAAGTTTGTCAAAAGAATCCCTGCATGCATCAACCAGTTGACTGCAGGATTCGCTACTTAGCATTGATTTGGCAACAGCAATGTGCGAACCCCTACCTGCTGGAAACTCTAATAAATGAAAGTTTGACATTATCCCTTTTCTACCATAAATTCATGAGTCTCAATCTCCTTGTCTTTGTGCTTTACAATTATCTTGTATAGCCCTTCTGATTTCGGGAGAATAGCAAACCTCAATGTTCTTTTGTCTTGAATCATCGTTGTGATTTTTGTTTCTTTGTCCTTGTAGAAAACAAATAAATCAATATCGCTAGACGGAATTATGTCATTAGAATAATATGCCATAAAAGATGAGTCAACAATTAACTCATGGTCGGGCAAAAGCATTACTGGCTGTTCTGGGATGAGGAGCAGTCCAACCTTCGTTCGGTCAAAATCAACATCTTTTGCTATCTCGGCGTAACCAAGCATAATTGGAACTACGAACTCTGTTGACAACGCAGTTGCCTCAGGGAGCATGGATTCGTCTGGGCAATATATATACCTAAGCATCTTCTACTCCAAACTCTTGTCTATCGCGTGCTGTTCCTTTTTATACTTGCCTTCCCATTTCTCTTCTCTAAACACGGCATCAAATCCAAGGTTGTCTAAAATTTTATGCATACCTTCGTCGCCCTTTAGGAGTGATGATTTTTTAATAATTTGTGAGCGCTTAAATGGAATCACGTGCAACAAGGGTGTCCCTGCCTCCACATTAAAACCGTTTGCTGTTTTTATATTGAAGACCACATTGCAATGATGGTACGAGTCCGTATTGACAACTCCAGCTAAGATGTCGTAGTCGTTATTTGGTTCCCACTGGGGCTGTATGAAAAGACAAGACCAACCCGGAGCGGTTTTAAGCAACCACGGATTTGTTAGTTTGAGGTAGTCGCTATCTGGGCGACCCTTAACATCCCTGATTGGGCATTCACCAGTTTGCCTGTTCGCAAACTGTTGCCCTTGAACAACTTCCTGACTAAATATACGATGCTTATCCATGAACTCAGGAGGATTGTCATGTATAGCCTCACTTGCAGCGGAAGATTGCCTGTATGTCGTGTAACGTGCATACCACTTAGACTCAAGTTTTGAAACTGGCGGACGCACTTCAAGTCCTGCCCATAATGGAATCGTATAACCCATTCTCATATAGTCACCAAGGCCGTAGCATCCACGTAAACCCATGTCGCCAGCAAGTATGTTTTTGTACCAATCTGGAGTTTTTCTGTTATTTGCGTAAATCGCTATCCTTGGGTGCCATAACTCGTTGGCAATTGGCACGGCAAGAAGTTCTCCTTCTTTAGGCGTTCTAATATCCTCAAATATTTCTGCTTTTTGAAGCGAACTCTTAAACTTTTTTGAAAATAGACGCATGTGGTATCACCTTTGTTTTCATACGGTCGATGGACAACTCGGAGAAATGCTCTTTCATTTCCTTTCTTGAAGCATATGCCTCTATTTCCATGGTCGCAACTTCCCTGTTGAGGACTCCCTGTCCTTGTGCAACATGCCAAAAGTGGGGTGATGCAAACAATTCATAACCGCCATGATTAAAAATTGGTATGTCAAAATCATGTGGTGTGCGTTCTTGCCAAAGGTCAAGGAGTTCTTGGAGGGAGTCCGGTATTTGTGCAGATTTTTGTGCAATCCACATCTCGGAGTCGTCCCTGTCAGAAATATAATGCAAGGCAATCATACACAGGGCATTATTCATCAGAGCCTCAAACCTCTTGTGATACTGCGTAATCATTGCTTTTGATTCAGGTGTAATTGTCGGTATTAGCGAGCAAATCATTTTTGCTTGAATAATTGAGGTAGAAATTGATGTTGCTTCTAGCGGCTCAATAAAAGCAGAGGACAAACCAGTACATACAACATTTTTGAATAGTTGCGTTTTGTAGTGTCCTGATTTCCATTTAATGATTCGCGGCTCAATATGGTCACCGTGTATTTCCTGTATTTCCTTCACGGCCTGTTCGTCTGAACAGAAGTCGGATGAATAGATATAACCATTGCCACGGCGCTCTTGGGTTGGTATCTCAAACATCCAACCACTTGGCATCGCTCTTGCCCTTGTGTATGGATGTATATTCCCATCTTCTTGGCTTGGTGTAGGGAATACAGCAGAACTGTCGCACGGGAGGTACTTCCGGTAATTAACAAATTCGTCATCTGGAAGAATGCGTGACATTATCGCTCTGTGGAACCCAGTTGCATCCACGAAGAAATCGCCAGCAATGTTTCTTTCTCCGTCAAGTTTGATTGATTCAAGCCAGCCGGTTTCCGAATTTTGAACTACATCAACAATTTCACCCTCAATAAATCTGATTCCTCGTCTTGCACCAAGATTTCTGAGATATTCATTTAATTTGAATGTATCAAAATGGAATTGGTTGGTGAGATTATGTATTTCGTTTAATGGTCTGTCTATAATCATGTCATCAAGCAGTCGATGCGAAGTCACGTTCGTTAGCAACATGTTATTTTCTAGGGCGTAAGCATAATTCCCAGAATATCCATAAACAGTTTTTTGTCCTAATGCAATGCTATGGAAATAGTACGGGGTGTGTTTTGTCCAATTTTCGTAATAGATTCCGTACTTATGAGTTGCCTTGGTCGCCGTAACCATTTCACCCTTGTTCATGCCAAGGGAATCGCAAAATTGTCGCCAATGCTCAGTCGAGCCCTCTCCAACACCGATGATTCCAATTTTTGAAGAAGATACAACGGTTACTTTGTGGTGTGGTAAGGCGTGATTTAGGGTTAATGCCGTTATCAAACCAGCAGTCCCCGAACCGCAAACAATTATCTCTTTATTCATGGTCAGCTAAACCAGGTGACCATCGAGTATTTAATCTCTTCGCTATTTTCGCCTGTTGGTTTTGCATAGTGATAAAAAGGAAAGTTTGAAGGGAATATAACAACGCTTCCCGCTACGGGCTTTAATTCGATATCCAAAAATGGAAAAACTAATTCTCCACCGTCAGTAACATCATTCATAAAAGCAACAACACTAAAAACCCTTGAGTTGTCTGGGTGGTGGTCTACGTGTCCTTTGTATTCTGCTCCACGACCGTACTTGAGCAAACCCCAACCATCGTTCTTTGATACCTGAATATTAAATGTGTTTCTGTAGTTCCAGACACATTCTTCAAGTTTCTTGTTAATGGACTGCATTTCCTCAATAAGAGGCTTAAGTCTTTCTACTTGACATTCTTCAAGTGGGACATAAAGCGGATTTAAACTTACAACCAAATTTGACCTGTAGTCACTTATGGTGTGGTCTTTGTCCCCGCCAGTAGATGCCCTGTTCCACTGTAGATAGCCCCAGTCTTGCTTGGTTTCTTCTTCAACCAATGGAATGAATCTTGGGTTTCTAAATGCAGATTTGTATTCGTGTATGAATTGACCGTGCTCAATTATTTCCATAGATTAACCCTACATCATTTCTTTGTTGTGTTTTTAATGATATTAGTCTATATCTGCGATTACTGTTGATGTAGAGACTGATGCTGTGACTTCTTGTCCCAGAACGATAACGGCACCAACTTGACCAGTTGCACCCGTTTCGCCTGCCGCTCCTGGGTTTCCTGGATTTCCTGTTCCAGCGGCTCCACCTGGGACTGTTGCATTGTGCCCTGCTGGGTTGATTCCAGTCGTATTTGGGTTTGCTTGATGGGTGTGACCATTTACCGCCGCATTGTGTCCTTGGGTATGAGGGGTCGGATGGGTATTATGACTGGCGGCGGTATGAATATGGTGGAAAGTCGGATGCGTATGCTGGTTCCCAAGATGGTGAGCAGGCTGTTGTCTTGCGGCATTATGACCTGGGTTACCTGGGTGGTGATGGGAATAAGGGTTTCCAGGGGTATGGTGCGCCCCTCTATGGGCTGCAGGTCGTCCTTTAGCAGCAGAAGTATGGTGTGCACCAACATGAGCGCCAGAGTGTGTTGCCGTACCATGACTTCCTGGATTATGAAATGGGTTTCCGGGGGCGTGGAAGTGATACGGCGTAGCAATGTTATGTGCGATTCCATAAGCAGGGTTTGTGGCCGCCGCAATATGGGATGCTCCATCTGGGTTCGCTTGGTGAAATGGAGATGCTGCAGTATGTGTCGGAACTTCTGTGTGCGGATTTATGTGTGAAAAAGGATTTCCAGGGTGGCTTGTTCCTGGCGATGTAGAACCTGTATTTCCGCTGGTTCCAGCATTTCCTGGGTTTCCTGGGTTGCCAGCAGTACCGACCGTTCCTTCGGAAACAAATGTTCCTGAGCCAGTCACTATCTTCGCTAAGACCACGACCATTCCGCCGCCTTGACCACCAGCGCCGCCGGTTCCACCCGTTCCTGCTGTTCCTGCTGTTCCTGGGTTTCCAGGCGTTGCTGGTGCCGTTCCTGCTCCGCCGGGATTTGCTGAACCAGCATTACCAGCAGCACCAGAGGCGCCAGATGCACCTACTGCGCCAGCATAAATTTTCTGAAGTTCTCCGCCAACAAGTCTGGAGCCAGATATCAACTCGTCAAAGTTTGTAATTTGTGAAGCAGTGATTGAACCGCCAATAGCATTTGCTGAATTGTACGAAATGTTTCCGTCGTTTCGGGTAAGAACCGTTCCACCCAAAACAGAAGTCGTTTGAGATGTTCCAGAAGGCATTCCTATAGTTCCATTGTTTGTCAATGTTTCCTTGACAAAAATCTTAAATCCGTTGGTGAAAAGTGTTGCGCCTGAGTTTACGGTGAGATTTGTGAAGTAATAGTCTCGGGTCAAGAAGTTGACTCCGCTTGCATAGATGATGTTTCCATCTAAACCGTTACCAAAGAGTTTATTTAATTTGGCCTGATAAGCATCCGTTGTTGGGCTTAGGAGACCGCTGATTTTTTGAAAGGCCATGATTACCCGACTTGCAAATAGATTGACGTCCCAGCGGCGCAACCAGTAGAACCCGCCACCTCGACTGTTATTCCCGACTGTAGCACATTGCCAGAAGAGATGATAATAACCACCCCACCACCGCCGCCGTTTACAAGACTGGGTGTTGCTTTTGCAGAAATGAATGAGGTTGACGTTGAGCAGGATATATACCTTGCTGCAATAATTACGACTCCTCCACCCTCGCCACCAGTAGCAGAACCACCAGCACCGCCACGTAGAAATGTCGGGGTTGTAGAAGTCGCAGAAACAGCCCATCCACGAACCGCCTGCATGGCGTGATAATAATAGTTAGTCCCACCTAATGCTGCCGTTGGCGCAGTTGCTGTTTGTGTTGCAGAAGCCCCACCAAGACTGTGGGTAACGCTGGTGTTTAATGCACCACCCTGCGCAATGGAGCCAGATGTTGCAAAACCCACAACATATCCGATTCTCGCACCTGCACCAAGGGTTAATGTGTCTTTAACGAATATTCTGTAACCATTCGGGTTGAGTGTGATTCCATCATTAATCGTGAGATTGGTGTACTGCTTGTCTGACGACAGAGACGTGTTTGATGAGATGGTTACCGAACCATCAATACCAGAACCGTAAATTGGGTCAGGCGTATTTAGGAGCGCGACAGATTTGGTAAACGAGTCAGATAGCGATGAAGTTCCCTCCGCTGAGGAAACTGTCGTTCTGTTCAAGCGAACAAACGACGGCATTAAGACTCCTCAATGCCGTTTACTATAATGTTGATGCTTGAGTTCGCACTAGCAGAACCAATAATTTGGTCGCTGTTTGTTGCGTTTGCTGTACCACCGTTGTTATTGAGAACAAGGTTGGTCGCAATCATCACCGACTCGTTTGCAGCCAATGACAACTGATTAACAAAGTTTTGACCCGTTGCTTGGCTAACACCCGCTGGCTTGCATACCAAAGTAACAGTGGCGGCACCGGCAGTCGTGTTGCAGAGCATAATCTGCTTTACGATTGTCGTTACGCCCAATGGAACCGTGTAAAGAACTGTCGTTGTGGTGGTCGTGAGCACTGTTGGACCAGCAATTCGTTTTTGTGTTAGTGCCATTACATGACCTCCATGATTAACGTAAGTTTTGTGTCTCTGATGATATCGCTGTTAACCCAGTTGGTGCCATCGTACTTAAGTAGCTGTTCGGCAACTGCACCACCAACGCTGATATTCGTAAGTGACGATAATGTTCCAATTGTTGATGACCATTCAATTCCAGCACTTGCTGAAGTATTTACTTTAAGAAATTGACCGTTTGTTCCAAGTGACAAAATTGCTGGCGTGTCATTTGACGTTGCAACAATAAGGTCGCCAGTGCCATTCATGATTGTCGGCTGAATTGCAGCAGTAGCGGCAAGCTGCGATGCCGAAATCGTTCCGGTTCCTATCGTGGTTGGAGCATAGGAAACGAGAAGGTTCCATCCTGTGCCGTCGTACTCCCAGACTCTTCCGCCAGAAGAGTGCTGGTCGCCAGCGGTAGGCGAGTTCGGGAAGTCAATTGCTGGCATATTAAGCCTGAGCCTCTTTCCATGAGAGTCGTCCGAACACGTTCACGGTCGATGAGCCAAGGTTGGTAACCATGATGTGGAGTGTGTCTGGACCATCAGGGTAGAAGCCTGTTTGGGTTCCAGCCGCGCCGCCACCTAAAACTGAGTTTCCAAGGTCACGCACCTGTCCGAGGTCAATGGAGTTTGCACCAGTTCCCACGAAAAAACCACCAGTTATTTCACCACCCGAAACCGTCGCCACTGCACCACCTTGGTAGTCTGCGATTTGTGCCAAACTGGATGTTGGTGAATTAATCGCCGTAAATGTTCTTGATGCAGACGGGGTGCCATTCAGCACTGCAGTTACGAGAAGATTGGCATTAGCATTAGTCGTAGTTACGTCAAGTGCATTGAGAATCAACTGCATTCTGTTTACGAGTTCTCGAGCACCAAAAACACCAGTCTGACCGTTATCCACCGATGGCGAAACACGAATTGCGAACAGTGCGTTTGTTCCGCCAGCAGAAATGGAGGTAGCATTCTTTTGCCCGTAGGTAAAGATGAGCGACTTGTCGTCGTCATATCTTCCGTCCATCATTACAGAAGTTCCCCAGTGAGAAATTGACGGAGCATATGTTGGAAACGCATATGATACTTGAACTGGGTTAGTGGTTGAGTAGGTAAATGCTGTTCCAGTGGTCAAGCCCATCGGAGCAATAGTTGCTACTGGGTTTGTTGATGTAAGGGCTGAACTAAGCGTGATTGATGTACCGCTGTTGATGATTGCGATGTAGCAACCGTCTGGCACGCCACCAGCAGAAATCACTCTCATTCCAACCTGCATCAAAGCACTTGAAACAACCGTGACGGTGTTAACTCCGGCTACTCCAGTAAGAGTTACACCCGTTGCTCCAGCCTTTGCTCTTGTGCAACCAGTAAATGATGTTGAAGAGATGCCAGTGTAGTTAACAAATTCGTAACCAGTACTCGCACGTCCAATCCTAAGTGTTCCCGATGTAGGGAATCCAAGTGTGGAGGAAACGTTGATTGTCGTATCTGCAGTACCAACGTTTGCTGTCGTGTATGTGGAAAATGGCTCGGTTGTTGTTTCGTAACGAGCAGGAAGGTTTCCTGAACGCATGTAAGACTCTGCGTTTAAGTTGTTGTTCAACATCTTGTGACAATAAATTACTTCGCCGTTGTTCGCTCTCATTCCCCAGCGAATTGCTCCAGCGCCGTACCACGAGTAGTCAATGTAAAACATTTGCATTTTCTTTAAATCGATGTTGTAACCACTCTTACCAGTTCCATCAAATTTGTCAAGGTTCCATTCGCTCTGTGGAATCGCCGTATCCACGGTCATTGAAATCTGAGAGTTGAGGATATTGTTTCCCCTATACGCAGGGCTGATGGTCATTGAGGTATCGCTTGCAATATCTGTAACTCTGTAAGAAATACCACGGATAACAATATATTGACCAACAGTAAGTTGCTTGGAGTAAAAAGTTGGGAATGCAGAACTTGTCTGGGTTACTGTGCAACTACCTTGTTCCGCACTTGACTTTCCAGCAATTTGGTATGTTGAACTTCGTCTTACTGCATAAAGCGTTGTGCCGTCAAATTCAAAAAAGATACCGTTTTGTTGGTCAAACATTCCAAGCCTGTTGACACAACCAAACCAGTTTGAAACAGTCGCATAGTATGGACCAGATGCGACAATCGCTGTTGGGGCTGTCACTGGGGTATACGTGAATGTGTCGTACCCAGTGATTGTGTAGACATTAAATGTTCCGTTGAACCCTTCTTCTATGGCACCGTAAACCACAACCTCTGAACCAGGAAGAAGGTTGTGTCGCTCTTTTGTTCTTACTGTGCAAAGCCCAGTTCCAGAATCATATGAAAGAGCGTCAAGTTGAAGTGATGGCTTAAGCACTGTTCCTGAACTGATTTGGATACCTTTACCTGATTGGTATCGGAAATATCGGCGTGTTTGACGAACTGCTGACTGGTAATTTGATTGGCTATTGCTTGAGAAAATTACACCACCGTCAAAAGGTCTGTGTAGGAAGTTTCCCTGTGGCTGCGTGTAAACAGCAGCACTACCAAAAGCAATGGTGCCAGTTGGCTGTGCTTCTGCATAGTAAATAAATGATGTTGAGGAAACAATTGTTGATACTGTAAACGAACCGTTTGGAGGGTTGGTTGACGCCGTTAGACCCCTTATTCCGATTTCGTTTCCGAGAGACAGGTTGTGTGGGATTGTTGTTGTAACCGTTATGGCCAGACCGCTATAGGTGACACTGGTTGGTGCTGCACCAATTTGAGCAGAAGTGTAAAGGTTGCCAATAAAAATCAATGTTTTGTTGCTATCAAAAATGTTTGTCAATGTTGAAGTATTTACAGAACTCGCCGTATATGTTGCAGAGGTGGTACCGTTGCTTGTCTCAATAAGGTAGTTACCGTTTGCTATAGGAAGAAACGAGTCCTGAACAGATATCGCCGTTCCCACAGCAGGCGCACCGGAGGCAAATGTAATAGTTACAGTTTTTGAACCGTTTGGTAAGGAAATACCAGTAACCGTGGTAATTGGGGCTTGGGTATTAAACACGAACGGACGGTTGTCGGTTAGGGCAACGTTTTCCCATTTTGTAATTTGAGTACCGTATTCAAAGTCGGTGTCAATCAAGGACTGAGCAGTAGATACCCTGAATTTTTGTACTGGGTCAGTTAGGTTCTCGGTGCCTTCGACTCTGTTGCTTGCAATGGGGAGTTTATTGATAGACATTATGCAATCTCCATTCCAGAGATATGGAACTTAAGGCTTGATGCCGTTGTCGCTCCGCCAGTAATCGTGTCTGTTGCTACCAAAACCTGCTTGAGGTCAAATGTGACGATTCCTCTTGCATCAATGCCGATTTGGGAGCAGTATTCATGACCATCAAGGCTGATGCTGAACGTTGTGGCATTATCCGAGGCATTAGTTACGGCAATGTTGGTGACAACCGTTGAGGTCGCCGACGGAACCGTGTAAAGAACGGTTGCGAGGTTGGTTGTAGCAGTACCCCTAAAAAGAACTTTTGCTGTATTAGCCACTAATTACTCCATTCATCTCTAGAAGGCACCCATAATAATAGCAGTCTCAACATCATTGGTAACCAATGCTGAAGAGCCCCACTTCAAACCAGTTGCCGTGGTTGAGTCAGCAACTAAAACGGAATTGTTTGACCCAACAGCAAGTTTTGCGATTGTGTTGTTGGCAGTTCCAGCCAAAAGGTCGCCCTTGGCATCAATGGTGTTCAAAACAGTATTGATACCAATTTCAACCCATCCACTGTTGTAGTAAACATAGGCAACGCTTGTGCTGGAGTTGAACCAAACCTGACCAGTGACCGGACTTGCAGGTGCTGTACTAGATGTAGAAATACTTACACCAGAAGCACCAACTTCAATCCAGAATGAGTCGTAGTAAACGTAGGTTGAGCCAGTGTCAGAGTCAAACCAGAACTGTCCAGCCTGTGGAGAAGCAGGGGCGCTTGTTGAAATGGTTGCTCCGCCGTTAATCGTTGCATTGACCCAGTTGGTGCCATTCCATTGCAGAACCTGACCAGTTGACGAGGACGTGATTACGACATCGCCAACATCATCAAGAACGCTTACCGATGGGATTGTTGCTGGAGCCCAAGTGTCGGTTGATGAGGCATATTGAAGGAACTGACCATTGGTTGCACCAGCAGTCGAAACGTCATTCAGGTCGTTTAGTTCAGACGATGTGGTTAGGGCATCGGTAATTCCATAGCCAGAAACCGTTGTTGGTGCGGTTCCAGCCGTGACGCGACCGTAGGTGTCAACAGTTACCGACCTGTAGGTTCCGGCGGTAACAACGCCGGATGCAAGGTCAATATCGTCTGCGTTAACAACAATTCTTCCTGATGATGCAGTTCCAATATCAAC